GTTGACCGGCTGAAGGCCGCCCAGCGCGGCGATCTGCGTAAGATGCCGTTGTCTGGTAAGGCTGCTTTGAAGGCTATTCGAGAGGGATGAAATGCTGACAGCAGAAAGGCTTAGGGAATTGCTCGCCTACGATCCCGCCACTGGCACGTTCCGGTGGCGGGTGACCAAAGGGGGTAGGCATGCCGGGAAAGATGCCGGGGTCGTGAGTGATGATGGGTATCTGATAATCAGGGTCGCTGGCCGGAATTACAGGGCGCACCGTCTTGCGTGGCTGGATACTCATGGCCGTTGGCCAAGCGAGATCGATCATTTGAACGGGGTCAGAACTGATAACCGGCTAGCCAATCTGCGCGAGGTGACCCGCTCCGAGAACAATCAAAACTCAGGTCCGAGGGGGAGCCGTTCGGGGGTTAAGGGCGTCCGCTGGCGGCACGATTGCCGCAAATGGGAGGCTAGAATATCTCGCCAAGGTGTTTGCCATGGGCTTGGGTTCTTTGCGGCGCTTGATGAGGCTAGGGATGCCTATACAGCCGCCGCCCGCAGGCTGTACGGCGAGTTTGCACGTCCGAGCTAGCATCTTGGAGGGTTCTTCATGTCCCCTCTTGGGCGGCCACTAGGCTGGTGCCGCAGATAACAGCCTAGAGCCGGTGGCTGGGGCTAACCTTTCCACAGCGCGACCGGCATTTTCCCGTGAAATATTCCGTGATTGATCCAGATCAACCCAAAGAACAAACAGAGGGCGGGGCCAGAACAGGTTCCGCCCTTCGCATATCAGCCATCCAGCATGGGCGCATAGCTCGTGGCACGACATTTGGGAGGGGTAATTTGTCGGGTCACATGACTTGGTTATTTGTGGCATAATCAAACCCGAAACCAAGAAAACCAAGATCGCCGGGTTAAATCTTTGGAAACCCAAGAGAATAAACCAAAGCATGGCGGCTGGAGGCCCGGTGGGGGCAGGCCGCCCGGTAGCACCGCCCGAAAGCGCGAGGTGAAGGTGCGTCTTGAGCCGGTCGCCTTCGACGGCGGCGACATCCGGCCTCTCGGCCTCCGCGCCCGCGACTACACCGGCCTGAGCCTGAAGGCCTACGTCGATTGCCTGAAAGACCCGAAGGCGCAACACGGCGATAAGATCAGAGCTGCGACTGAGGTCTTGAACAGAGGCTGGGGAAAGGCCGCAGAGAATGTCACCATCACCAGCCTCAACAGCTTCGCAGGCCTCAGCGACGGAGACATCGCAGCAACCCTCGCCAACATACGAGCAACTCTTGCTCTGGGAGCGGGATATAGTTCAGCTACAGACGTCACGGCAGATACGACGATCACTGACGTCGTGGGCGAGGCATCTGGGGTATCAACCGGCGAGGCATCACCGCTTCCTGCTGCAGAAGCTGCAGAAGGTGGCGGAGAACCACAATGATCGATTGGCGATCTTCCTTCCGCCGGGTTCTGCGAAAAGTACATACGGTTCTATCATCTTCCCGGCGTGGTTCCTGCAGCATGTGCGAGCTAGCAAGATCATTGCGGCTAGCCACACCACTGAACTTGCAGAACGGTTTGGACGACGGGTTCGTAACCTTGTCGTTGAGCATGGCGAAATCCTTGGCATCAAGGTCAGCGGTGACAGTTCAGCTGCAGGGCGATGGTCTACTGAAACTGATAACGAATATTACGCAGCAGGAGTGGACACAGGGATCGCTGGTTTTCGCGCTGACCTTGCGATCATCGACGACCCGGTGCGTTCACGGCAGGATGCTGATAGTCAACTCCTACGGGATCGACACTGGGATTGGTACAAGAGCGATCTCCTGCCTCGCATGCGACCCGGAGGACGAATAGTTCTCATAATGACGAGATGGCATGAAGATGATCTTGCCGCTCGCATTCTCGGAGAGCCATCGACGCGCTGGGACGTGGTGTCGATCCCGGCTGAAGCCGAGGAGAACGATCCGCTCGGACGCAAGCCGGGCGAGATGCTGTGGGAGGACGACGACTACGGCTACGGCGACGTGCTGCGAACCGCGAAGCTGACGCAGCCAGCCCGCAACTGGTCGGCGTTGTACCAGCAGCATCCGACACCGGACGAGGGCAACTATTTCAACCGCAACTGGCTGAAGCCTTACGACATCGCGCCGCCGCTGGCTCGGATGCGCGTCTACATGGGGAGCGACTATGCAACCACATCAGACGGAGGCGATTGGACGGCTCATATCGTTGTTGGAATTGATCCTAGCGGAGAGATGTTCCTGCTCGACATCTGGCGAGAGCAAGCCACCTCTGACCGCTGGGTCGAGGCCTTCTGCGATCTGGTCCGCAAGTGGAAGCCGCTCTACGCCGCCGAGGAGCAAGGCCAGATTAAAGCTGGTGTGGGACCGTTCCTAGACGCACGGATGCGGGCGCGGCAGGCCTACACGGTGCGCGAGGCGTTCCCGACGCGGGCCGACAAGGCGACGCGGGCGCGGTCGATCCAAGGCCGCATGGCGCTGAACAAGCTGCATGTCCCGGTGCATCTGCCTTGGTATGCCGCTTTCGAGAACGAGATGCTGTCGTTCCCGGCGGGCAAGCATGACGATCAGGTCGATGCGATGGGACTGATCGGCCAGCTGCTCGACAAGGTGGTATTCGGCGAGCCTAAGCCTAAGCGGGACACGTCCAAGGAAAGCGGCTACACTATCGTGTCGGCAGATAGTGAGGGCATCTTCGACAAGGCGATCTGATCCCAAGGGGTTACCATGTCGGATGTGTACGCCGCGCCATCAGCGGAGCGTGAACAGGTCACGTCAACGCCGCCCGACAAGGAAGATCAGAAGCCTTACCTCTCGGTCGAGGAGCTGGTGAAGCAGCACGAGAGCTATCACAACTCTAAGTCCAACGAGATCAACGAGAAGGTGACGGCTCGCGGTTACTACAGCGGCTCGCAGTGGACCGCCGACGAGCTGAAGAAGCTTAAGAAGCGCAACCAGCCGCCGATCACCCGCAACCGCATCAAGAGGAAGATCAATGGCGTCGTCGGCCTCGTCGAGCGGATGCGGCAAGACCCCAAGTGCTATCCGAGGACGCCGAATAACGACGGCGGCGCTGATCTCGCTACTGCGGTCATCCGCTACTGCCTCGATAACAATCGATGGGAAAGTCTTTCATCTAAAATCGCAGGGGATGTCGCGAAGGAGGGCCTTGGTGGTCTTGAGATCGGCCTGACCAAGTCCAAGCAGGGCGACTACGACACCACGCTGGCCCGCGTCCCGACCGATGCGTTCTTCTACGATCCCGTATCATTCGAGGCGGATTTCACCGACGTGCTGTTCATGGGCACGGCCAAGTGGGTTGATTTTGAGATCGCCAAGACGTTCTGTCCCGAGGACAAGTGGAACGAGCTGCAGACCACGGGCAGCGATGATGGGACGCGCGACGACGATAAGCGGTCGATCAAGTGGTACGACACCGAACGCAAGCGGCTGCGCCTTGTAGACCAGTGGTACTACCGCAACGGTCAGTGGTGCTGGGCGCTGCATACCAAGTCGGCGGTGCTGATGGAGGGGCTGTCGCCCTACACCGATCCCGACGACAAGCCGATCAGCAAGTTCATTATGTTCAGCGCCAACGTCGATCAGGACGGCGACCGCTACGGGTTCTTCCGCGACATGAAGGACACGCAGGACGAAACCAATCACCGCTATTCCAAGGCGCTGCATCTGCTCAACACGCGGCGCATGATCGTGCGGCGCGGCTCGGTTGACGTCAACAAGATGCGCGAGGAGGCGCAAAAGACCGACGGCGTGGTCGAGTGGGACACCGAGAAGCCGGAGTTCGACGACGCCAAGTCGCTGGCCGACATGCAGGGTCAGCTCAAGTTTCTTGAGGACGCCAAGGCCGAGATGGAGAATTTCGGGCCGAACCCGGCGCTGATGGGGATGGCGGAGGGGGCGAAGAGTGGCCGCGCGATTGCGCTGCTGCAGCAGGCCGGGATCGCCGAGCTGGGGACGTACATCATCGAGTACAAGGATTGGAAGCTGCGGGTCTACCGCGCGGTGTTCATGGCCTGCAAGAAGCACTGGACGATGGAGCGGTGGATCAGGGTCACCGATCCCGACGACGAGATGCAGATGATCCAGATCAACGGCTTGCGGGCCGACCCGATGGGCATGACGCCGCAGAGCATCAACTCGCTGGCGCAGATCGACGTCGATATCATCATCGACGAGGGCAGCGACACCGTGAACCAGATGCAGGATGCGTTCGACACGCTGGGCGTTCTGGCCTCGCGCGGTGCCGAGGTGCCGCCGGGCCTGCTGATCGAGCTGGCTCCGATCAACAGCCGCATCAAGAAAAAGTGGCTGAAGCAGATGGAGGACGCCGAGCGATCCGACCCGATGAAGGAGCAGGCCAAGAAGATCGCGCTGGAGAGCGAGGACGCCAAGGTCATGGAGACAAAGTCGAAGGCGATCAAGAACATGACGGATGCGATGCTGAACGTCTCGCAGGGCGCACTGGCACCGCCAGTGGTGGCAGCGGAGCCGCATCTGCTTGGTCTGGCCGATCTGCTCGACAGCGACGAGGGCAACGACCAAGGGGTGCCAGCACCGCCGGGCGGGGGCGTAGAGGGTTCACCGCTCGGCGGCGGTATCGAGCCTGCCGCGCCGCCCAACCCGGCTGAGCAGCTGGCAGGCGGGCAATTCCCTGCGGCACCGCAAGGTCAACCACCGGGGCTGTAGATGGCTGGCGTCAAGCCTCTGCTGGAAACAATCGGGGCGCTGCTGCCGAAGGGCATCAAGGCGTGGCATGCCTCGCCGCATGATTTCGACAAGGTCGATCTCAGTAAGATCGGCACCGGGCAGGGCGCGGCGAGCTACGGGCCGGGGTTCTATGCGGCGGAAAGTCCTGCGGTGTCCGGTGTCGGTGGAGAGTATTGGAAGGAGTTTGCGCGGCATTTTACCGGCAGCGGTCCTGATAAAGACCCGGTGATGTCGCATGCGGTGCAGATACTTGAACACGTTGGTGGAGATCGTGCCGCAGCACTGAAGCTGGCGAGCGAAGCAATCGGAAAGCAAACCACCTACCCGCAGGATCAGATCAAAGCCGTCCGCGATCTGCTCGCCTCCGACAAGCAAGTCGGCCCCCGCGTCTACGAGCTGAACCTCAAGGCCGAGCCGAGATCGTTCCTGCAGTGGGATGAGCCGCTGAAGGGGCAACCGGCCTACGGTGCGTTGCAGTCGCATTGGGACAACAAGATCGGCGACCCCAGCATCATCGAGCAGCGTCTTGGCTTGAGCAACAAGCATGCGCCGACCGGCGAGGACTTGCATCATGCTCTGAGCGGCGCGTCGAGGAGTGGCGAGGCCTCGATGATCCAACTGCAGAACGCTGGCATCCCCGGCATCCGCTATCTCGATGAGAAATCACGCAGCCTAGGACCGGCGCACCACACCGTGGTGCAAAACGAGCTTGCAAGGGTGGAAGCGCAGATCGCCGAACTACGGGCCAAGGGCGATAATCTCCGCGCATCCGAGCTGGATCAGCACAGAGCAAGGCTGCAGCGCGGGTTGGACACGCCCCGCACCTACAACTACGTCGTCAACAATCCCGACATCATCGAGATCATGCGGAAGCTGGCGATACCGGGCGTTGCGACCGGCGGCGCAGCCAGCGTGTACCAGCCGCAGGGGCAGCAATGAGCAACACCTACGACACCTCCGCCGCGTTCCCTCTTCCGAGAGAACCCACCGCAGCCGAGAAGGCGGCGTTCGCGCAGTCACGCAAGTATCGCAACGTCGGGCCGGGCAACAACCAGCTGGAGGCCGTTGCCGACGCGCTGGTGCCGAAGGAGCCATGGGAATACGGGCTGATGGCGCTGGGGCCGGGCGCAGGCCTCGCAGGCCGGGCGCTGGCGCAGCTGCCGAAGGCGGCGCGTGTTGCGCTGGGGGCTGCGGGGATCACGGCGACGGCGAGCGAGGCGGAGGCCGCGAAGGTGCCTTCGTTCGCGCAGATGCAGAAGGTGCTGAAGCGGTTCGGCATCGACGACGCGCAGCGCATCCTGAAGCCGGGCGTCTACAAGCGGCCCGACGAGATCGCACGGGAGGCTGCAGGCAACGTCGCGCCAGAGCATCCGGCGATGAAGGAGCTGTTCGGCGTGTCACGCGAGGACTTGTACGAGATCGGCGAACGCGGGACGCGCAAGGGCAACATCGAGCCGAGCTACAAGATGCCAGCGAAGGGGTCGCAGGGTTCATACGTCTCCGACGCGCTGATGAACCCGCGCAACGCGCAGCGCCAGATCGACACGCTGTCGGAGGCGTCGAAGTATCCAGAACTGGTTCACGGCATGCAGAGTTGGTACGTCATGGACCCGGCGTTCCAGCGGCTTGAGCAGCTGGTCGGACGCGAGCAGGCGATCAAGCAGTACAACCAGTTCAACACGGTGGTGCCGATGTTTTCTCCTGCGTCTCCGGTGACGTGGGAGCTGAACCGTGGCACCGCCGCCAACATGATGATCAATCGCGGCGAGTGGGACAAATTCCTGCAGCACGGCGGCACCGCCGTCGGCAAGCGTGGCGCGGATTTTCCGCCCGAGCTGCGCGACGTCATCCCGCATCCGTACCACTCGACGGCGCAAGGCGGCCCGGTCGGTCGATATCTGGAGAGCGGCAAGGTCGAGATGAGCCAGCCGAAGGTGCCGCTGTACATGCAGGCATCCGGCGTCCCGGCGACCGGCTTCCAGACCAAGCTGCCGGTGCCCGACGCGCACTGGGGCCGATCCGTCGGCGTCGGCGACGTCCGCACCACCGCGAACCCCGGCGTCTCGCTGAAGGGGCCGGAATACGGCCAGCTGGGTCCGTGGTACCGCGAGAACGTCGCCAAGCCGATGGGCATCGAGGCGGTCCCGGCGCAAGGCTTCCAGTGGGGCGTCTACGCGCCGCAGACCGGCGTCGATACCGCTATCGGGGCACCGAAGCTGGAGCTGCTGTCGCAGATGATCTCGGAGCGGGCCAAGAAGCTGGGCGTCAACGCGGCCAAGCTGCGCGACGACGTGCTGCTGGGCAAGGAGCATGCGCTGTGGGCGCTCGGCATCCCCGGTGCCGGTAGTTTTGCCGCTGGGGCCTATCAGCCGCAGGGTGTACAGTCACAGTAACCAAGGGGCCTTCCATGCCTGCGTTTATCGACATGGCCGGGGAAAAGTACGGCAGATGGACCGTGGTTCGCCGCGCCCCGAATGCCTCCGGTCGGTTGACGGCTTGGTTCTGTGAATGCCAATGCGGCAAGTCACGCTCCGTTATGCAAATGTCGCTTCGCAGCGGGAAATCGCTGTCGTGTGGTTGTCTCCGCAGTGAGATGCTGTCGCGCGACAAGGCCACGCACGGCATGTGTCGTACCACCGAATACGCAATCTGGTGCAACATGATCCAGCGTTGTTACAACGCGAACCGGCGCGACTACCACCGCTATGGCAGGCGCGGCATCACGGTCTGCAAGCGATGGCGCGACAGCTTTGAAGCGTTTCTGTCCGACATGGGGTTCAGGCCGGAAGGCCTGACGATAGACCGCATCGACAACAATGGAGAATACTCTCCGTCGAACTGTCGATGGGCAACTTACAAAGAGCAAGCCAGCAATCGGCGGCCAAGGGGTAACTAAAATGTTGGATTTTTCCAATATGGCGAAAAGCATGCAAAGCATCGCCTCTCCCGGCAAAGTCCCAATGGCGACCATGCAGGGTCGCGGCAACATCGTCGCGCCCGGCGGCGGGCCGATTGCGCCGCCAGCTCCGACCGCTCCCGGTGCGCCCGGCGACCCCAACCAGCTGATGCAGATCGTGATGCAGATCGCGCAGCAGATCGAAGCCATGACCGGACAGCCCGCAACGCCCGAGCAGATACAGGCAGCGCTGTCTCAGGTGATGCCCGGCGCGGGCGGCGCAGAGATGCCTCCCGGCGGTGCGCCGCCTGCTGCCGGTCAGGCGCAGGCGATGATCCCACCCATGACAACGATGAAAAGGTGAGCCGATGCGCCGTCTATTTGCCTCGCTGGTTCTGCTGCTCGCCGGTTTGTCTCCTGCGGTCGCGCAACAAGTCTCCGTGCCGACCTACTACGCCAGCGTCCTCAATCTCAACACCACTGTTGATGCCACCGACGTCCTGTGTCTTGAGGGCGCAGCCGGTAAGGTGGTCAAGCTCAACGGCTTGTTTGTTGCAGGCACTGCGGCGGCTGCGGCGACCATCGACATCATGCTGCTGCGGAGGATCACGCTGAACGTCGGAGCATCGAACCGGATCAACGCGACGGCTGGCAGTCCGACGAGCAACCCATCTGCGGCGGCGCTGAAGTTGTACACGGCGGTGCCGACATCGTTGGGCGCAATCGACGTGGCTCCGAGAGGCTTCGCGTTCCGGCGCAACCGCTGGGACATCTCGCCGACGTACAGTGTTCCGCTGGGCTGGCCCTCGATCCCGCTGTTCGCCGTCGATCCGTACACCGCGCAGCCTGAGATCAGGTCGGCGACCAGCGCGATCTGCCTGAACTACGCCACGGTCAAGACGCCGGTCACGACGATCAATCTCAACGTGACTTGGACGGAGACGGACGAGTAACGGGGGCGACCATGATCGGCTCACTGGTTTCTCTGGTCGTCTACCTGTTGGTGGTCGGCCTGATCGTCTGGCTGCTGCTCTGGTTGATCGATTACATCCCGGTGCCGGAGCCTTTCAACCGTGTCGCCAAGATCATCATCATGGTGGTCGCCGTGCTGATCATCATCTTCGTGCTGCTTGGATTGATCGGCGAGGCACCGTCGCTTAGGCTACCGCGCTAGGCTCGCCGGTCGCGGCGGTTTCACTCATAACCTCGCTTCCCCGTGTTGCTCTGCTATCGGCGAGCCAGCCAGCCTCGCAGCCGTGCCTGCCATTTCCAGCGATACGGTCCCCTCCAGCGTTGAACGCCATTTCTGTTGAAGCGGCAGTACCACCAGCCTGTGTCGGTCAGCACGATCTGGCGCATTGCCGCCTCGCCATCAGCCACGCGAGCAGCATCATAAGGGCCGGGAGGCCAGCGCCGACGACGGGGCCGGGGACTTGGGTTGGTGTGACCATCGTCCAGTGGCCGGGAAGGTGGCTGCTGGCTTCCTCGCGTTCGAAACCGAAGGTTGGGGAGCAGAAATGGCAGGCGTTTATGATGAAGTCGCCCCGGCGGTCGCCGAAGGCCCCGTCACCGGATGACGTGGCGAGGTAGCAGGTGCCGAAGGCGGTGGCGCAGGCGACTTGGGCTCCGTTAATGCTCCAATGGAGTAACTGGCCATTTTCGAGATAGAAGGCGGTATTCCCGCCCGCGCCGCCACCTGCGACGGGGTGGTAATAGGTGGAAGCGCCGAAGGTGAATGAAAAGTCGACACCAAAGCTGGGGACGTAGCCAGTGAACGACGAGGTATCGAAGCCAAACGTCATGGTGCCGGTGGCGTTGGTGCCGAACAGCTCCGGGGCGTTGTTGTAGCCGTACGGGTTGCCCTCGTAGGTGTAGGTGGTGGCGGCGGCTGGCGTTGCGGCGAGCAGCAAGGCTGCAGCCAATAGTTTCGCTCTCATGCTGTGATCCTTACCTTTGTTTCAGCCAGTTTCCTTTCGAGCCGGTAAACCAAGACCTGCAAACTGTCGCGCAGGATGGCGAGGTTCTTGGCATCCTCCTCGTCGATCATCCCGTCCAAGGCTTCGGTGCCCTCGATCTCGCTATCGACGAGATCGCAGAGATTGAATGTCCACCGGGGGTTGTCGTCCTCGATCCCGCCGATTGGGACATCGACGGCGATTGTCAGGAGCTTGTCCCCGGTGAACCACGCGAAGCATTGGTATTCGTCGGTGGCAATCTTGAAGCCTTCCTCTAGGATTTCATCCAGCGCGGTCTGGAATTTCCCCATCACGGCATCTTCAAAGATGTCCTGCACCTTCTCCAGCGCGTCCAGTTCCCACTTGTGGAAGCCGATGGTCGATGATTTCTCGTCGCGTTTGCCTTTGGTTTTCTTCATGGCTCGTTTTCCAGCCGCTCAATTTCCTTGTGGATCGCCATCCATGCCTCGCGCAGCTCGTCGTGCCGCCATCCGGTTTCGTTGGCATGCAGGCCTCCGTCGCGGAGGTAGATCGCCTCCATCGCGATCTCCAGCACGGCGAGCCACGGCTCTCTGTCCATTGGTCGGATTGTCATCGCCCCCTCCAGACCGACACCGTAACCGCCAGCAGGCAGATCACTGCGACCGCCAACACCACCTCGCCGCTCATCACGACAGCCACTGGCAGTCGTCGAGCAGCACCTTGATGGTCTTGCCGCTGATGTCGAGTTTGACGTGGGCGATGTCGCGCGTGATGGCGATGCCCGGCGATTGCTTGACCTTCTTACGGGTCGTCTTGATCAAGACGCCGTACCTGTCGCCCATCATCCACCTGTCGGTGTAAACGGGTATCTGAACGCGGATCGTT